AAATTGATGAGTTACGTTGGTGCTATTATGTTAGTTTATGCTTCTGATTTTTTTATCATTAATTACTTGACAAAAGAAGTTATAAGTGTAGATTATTTAGCCACAAAATTAATTGCTTTAATGTTGATTAGTATTGAGGTTAAAAGTATGGATGAATCGTTTCAAAAAGTAAAAGGTTATTCTTTTATCAATAAGATTGTAAAGCTAATTATCAAAGCAAAAGACGTTAAGAAAAAACTTGCAGAATGAAAGTAGACTACAAACAATTATTTTCGATGTTAATTTTATGGTTAATATCAATTTATTTAGTATTTTATTTTACTTCTTGTTCTGCTAAATGGCATATCAACAGAGCGTACAAAAAAGGTGCAAATCTGGAGCAAGAAAGCGACACAATCCGCATCACATCGGTAGATTCATTTAAAGTGGTTTTAAACGACACTTTTTACTTTGAGAAGTATTTTACCACTAAAGACACTATCATTCAGTACAAACGCTTATACGTGCCTAAAACACGCTTTGAAACAAGAATAGAATATAAACTTAAACGAGATACGTTAAGACTTGAAAAGGTTAAGATACGCAAAGAATATAGAACTAAAACTAAGCCGTTTCCGTACACGCTTTTATTAATTGTTATTGGTTTAGTGTGTATTACAATAATTAGTTTTATATTTAAGCCAAAAATACTATGAATTTAAGTAAAAACTTTTCACTTGCAGAATTATGCAACTCGCATACTGCTAAAAAATTAGGTATTGATAACACACCAAACGAAATTGAAATAGAAAATTTACGTTATTTGTGTTTAAAAGTATTGCAACCTTTACGAGATAATAAAGGACAAGCAATAAATATAACCGTAGGCTTTAGAAATAGAAAACTGAACAATGCAGTAGGTGGTTCATCTACTTCATTTCATTTAAAAGGTTGTGCGGTTGATATTGATAATGATAATACCGAAATTTCAAACAAAGAAATCTTTGAGTATATTAGATTAAACTTACCTTATACTGAATTGATTTGGGAAAAAGGTACTGCATTAAATCCAGCTTGGGTACACGTAGCAATTGTACGAGGTAGAGAAAATGAGAAAGAAACGTTAATCACAAAAAACGGAAAATCTTATAAACCATACAAGCCACTATAAAAAGTGGTTTTTTTATTTACTTAAATTTTATTTATGAGAAAGAGATTGTTTTTTGACATAGAAACATCGTTTAATATTGGTATATTCTGGCGAAGTGGTTACAACTTAAACATTCAACCAGACGACATCATTAAAGAACGTGCTATAATTTGTGTAAGTTGGAAGTGGGAAGGAAAAGACGAAGTACATCATTTAACGTGGGATAAAAACCAATGCGACAAATCACTTTTAAAATCGTTTATTAAAGAACTAAACAAAGCAGATGAGATAATTGCACACAATGGAGATAGATTCGATATTAAATGGTTGCGTACACGTTGCTTATTCCATCAGATTGATATGTTTCCACAATACCAAACTATTGACACGCTTAAACACGCTAAAAGCCAGTTTAATTTTAACTCGAATAAGTTAGATTATATTGCTAAATTTCTTGGAGTAGGTGCAAAGTTAAAGCACGAGGGAATGGATATGTGGAAAGCAATCATTTTCAACAAAGACGAAGAAGCACTTAAACGAATGGTTGAGTATTGCGATATGGATGTAGTAGTCTTGGAGAAAGTATACGAAAGATTAGCACCATACACAAAGCATAAAGTTAACTATGCAGTTTTAAGAGGTGGCGAAAAGTTTGAATGCCCGAATTGTGGTAAGTTACCACACTACAAAAGTATGTATACAACACCAGCTGGAACGATAACACACAGAATGCAATGTTCAGACCGCAAAATATGCAATAAAAAGTTTACTATAAATAACAAAACTTATATGGATTTTATTCAATTTAAGATGCGTAATAATTTAAAATAGTTATATTTGCAAGAAATCTGCTTTTCTGTTTGCTGATTTTCATAGTTTTTTAGTTTAATTGTTAGAAGTGGGGAGAAATCTCCACTTTTTTTATGCTCTGAAACCCGCATAAACATTGGAAAACTAAAAATAATTTAAAAATAATTGTTAAAAAGTATTGCAGTTATAAACAAAGTACTTATATTTGTCAAACAAAGCAATTTAAAAACAGAAATTATGAGATATTTACACTATGTTTTAGACCAAGAAGGAAATCAAATTGAAAGCATTTATTCAACAAATGATACTCCAAAGTTTTCTCTTAAATGTTTAGCTAAAATTAAAAATGGCCAATATAAAATTTGGGATAGAGAATCTAAATAAAAAAACAAGGGGTGCGACTTGATAACGCACATTAACTTTAAAAACAGAACTATGAAAACATTACACAACACTTTTAATCCTAACTATGTACCAACTACAATTGAGAATGAGTACGTACCAAAAGGTAACCACATTAACGATGCTATAAGAAAGCAATTTTTTACTACGTTTGATATGCAAAGATTAAACAGAATACGAGAAATTAAGTTAAACAATTTAAACGAGAAACGATGAACTATAAACTACACAACAAAGCAAATGATTTATTTGAACTTCATCAAGCTATGGAATCAAGAATTAAATATCTTGAAAGAAATACAGAATATTATTTACAATTTCCGTATTTAGATTTAAGACACTTAAACAGAATAGACACTTGCAAACGTGGACTTGAAAGAATTGAACAAGCGTATATCAAAGTATTAACCGAAATTTTAGCAGTATGATAGAAGTAGAATGTAAACAATGCGATGGCAAAGGCAGGATAGAAGTAGACAAAGATTGCTTAATGCCTTCATGGAATTGTTGCGGTGGATGTACAGAAATTGTTGAATGTCCAAAATGCGAGGGAAGTGGAGAAGTAGAAGAATACGAATTTTAAAAACAAATAAAATGGAGATAGATAGAATAGTACTAAACGTAATTAAAAAGTTTGAGAAACGTGCAGACGATGGTTTAAAGAAGTACGGAGTAACACTTGAAAGAACCGATTTAAGCACTTTAGATTGGATTGAACACGCACAAGATGAGTTGATGGATGGTATACTTTATTTAGAACGATTAAAACAAGATTTAAAATGAATTTAATTAAGATTACAGAATTAATAGAAAGATATGAATTAAATACACCTTCTCGAAAACGTGAAAAGGTTTACATTAGAAGTGTGCTTTATCACTTTCTAAGAAGAAACAGAATGACATTAGACAGAATCGGTAAAATGTTCGGCAAAGGCCACGCAACAATTTTACACGGATTGGAATGTTACGATAGAAATAAAAACTATCCAGACTTCAAAGAATTAATTGAGTTAGTTGAAAACGAGTTAGAAGTTTCTTGCATTGATATACCAGACGAAGAAAAGCTACAATTAACAGAATCAGAGCTGGATATATTAGAAGCTAATTCATTGCAAGACTTTTGGCAAGTAAAAAATAATTTGATAAAAAAGTTATCAATTAAATAAAAATGTTTATATTTGCATACGTTATTAACAATTTAAAACTAAGAAAATGAAAAATCTATTTAAAAGTTTAGCAGAATTTCAGCAAGAAGTTCCAGTGATTCACAAAGCAACTCAAGGTTATGGCTACACCTTTGCAGATTTGCCAAAAATCTTTAGCGTAATTAACCCACTATTAAAAAAGCACGGATTGGGATTTACACAATTAATAGAAAACGAAAATTTAACTACTATTTTGTTTCACGTTGAAACTGGAGAAACGATTGAATCTAAAATGGCATTGTTAAAAGATGTCGCACTCAAAGGGATGAATGAGTTTCAAGTGTACGGAAGTCAATTAACTTACTTTAGACGTTACGCATTAAGTTCTATTTTAGGTATTGTAACAGACAAAGACACAGACGCTGGTGGCGAACAAGTAAAGAAGCCAAGAACAATCACAGATGAAAGATTTGACAAAGCAGTTGATGCAATTATTAAAGGTTTAGCAAAGAAAGAAGATTTAAGCCAATTTGAGTTAACACATAATCAAGTACAAAAACTTGCACAAATATGAGTTTACTATTTAGATGTTCGCAACTCGGGTCGCTGATGACTGACGCTCGTACAAAAAGCGAGGTTTTGTCTGCTACTGCAAAGACGCTTGTTGAAGATATGTTTCGTGAGAAAGAATTAGGTATCTACAAAGAATTTAGTTCACGATATACAGACAAAGGAAATCAAAACGAAGATATAGCAATTGAATTGGCAAGTGAGGTATTAGATTGGAACTGGATTCTAAAGAACGAAGAAAAGTTTAAGAATGATTATGTTGTAGGTACACCAGATTTAGTTAATGATACTTTATTAGCTGATATAAAATGTTCTTGGTCTGGTGCTACGTTCCCAATGTTTGACAAAGAACTTAAAAATAAGGCTTACTATTGGCAGTTGCAAGGCTATATGATGCTTACAGGACATAAACAAGCTGAGTTAGTTTATTGTCTTACAAACACACCATTTGACATTGTAGAAAGTGAAGTACGTAAAGAGCATTGGAAGTTAAATCTAATTGAAGAAGATTTACTGGTGCGTGAAGCGGTGCAAAGTTTACACAATTTCGATCACATACCAAACGAACTACGTGTTAAACGATTTATTGTAGAATACAACGAAGCGGATATTGAAAAATTAAAGCAAAGAATCGAAGTAGCAAGAGAGTATTATCAAGAATTATTATTAATTTTAAACAAATAAAAACAAAGTAAAATGAATTTAGAAAACGTAAAAGTAGGAGATTGGATTAAAGTACAAGTTACTGAAATAATTGAACATCCTATTTATCCAATTAGATGCGGAAATAAGTTATCTTTTGCTGAAAATGGTGCTTATTATAATGATGAACAAGTAGCTTTCCCAGTAGAAGAAACAGAAAGATGGATGATGGTTTCAAATGATTCTATAAATTGGGTTAAACGTAAAGTTATAATGACAAAAAATGGTAAATTTATAGCTTGGATCTTTGCTGAAAATGATGAAGCACTTAATAGTGTAAGTGATGCAACAAGTTGGGATTTTGCAAAAGAAATTGATACAAAAATAGAGTTTAACTTAGAGTTAAGTTTAGAAGAAATAGCCGAAAAGTTCGGAGTAAATGTAGAACAAATAAAAATCAAAAAATGAGTACACTTATTAATGCGTCAATTGACGTGACAAAAATCGACAAGACAAAATTGTACAACGGAAAGTATCTAAATGTTACAATTTCAATTAATGACCAAACAGATGCGTATGGTAACAATGTTTCTGTAACAGAATCGCAAACAAAAGAAGAACGTGATTTAAAGACTTCTAAGCGTTATATTGGTAATGGCAAAGTAGTTTATACCAATGGAGATGTAAAAGTAGCTGAAAAGCAAGAAAAACCACTTCAAACTGCATCGCAGAAGTTCGCACAACAAGAGCAAGACGATTTGCCATTCTAATTAAACTTAAATAGTAGAGGCTGGTTCGGTGGCTAAAGTTAACAATGCAAATGAAACAACCGATTTACGAACTGCACCTCTGATTCAAGTGCCTAAGACAACTCTACTATTTTTTAAACTAAAACTATGGAGCAGTACGTAATACTTTATTGGCTATCAAACGGCAAACCTGATAGAATGATAGTAAGTGCAGAAAGCAAAGCAGAAGCATTGAAAGAAGCGGATAAGCATCCAAGCATTATATACTATTGTGATACGATGGATAATTGGATTCAGTTCTGCGAAGATAGACGAGGTAACTATAAATAAGGGTAAAACCTTAAAAAATTAAACACAAAGTAAGGGTAAAACCTTAAAAGTATAATAATTGCACAACATAAAACTATAAATAAAAAACTATGAAAGATAAACTAATTATAAGCATCGAATCGCACGGATTTAAACACACAACAGAGGCAAGTAATCAAATAGAATCAGATGAATTTGCAGAGATTGTATTCAAATTAATGTGCAGTACTAATTATCATAGAGATAATATAATTGAAGGACTTAAAAACGTAATTAAACAACAAGAACAATGAACTCTAAACAACGAAAAGACTTAGACTTAACTTTAGCGTTAACTTTACAGATGCAGTCAATACTTCACACCTTAGATGAACTATCACACGAAGTAATCTACAAACGTGAATTTAAACAACGCTGCGAAAACTTTTATACGTGGGTTGAAAAGATAGTTGAGAATGTAAGCGAACAACTACCAGAAGATACTGCACAACGTTGGGTTGATATTGTTAATGAAATTGATAAAATTGTTCAAAAGATTCAATTGTTTGAAGATGAAAAGTAGATAGTATATTGTATATTTGTATTGTTCGTTCCGACATTATAGAACATAAAGAAATTATTTACCCTGTAAATGAAGTAAGAGGTCGGAGCCTTACGGATTTTATGGGGTTTTTTATTAAATAAATATTATGAGTGGCTGGATTAAATTACACAGACAAATAACAGATTGGGAGTGGTACGATGACCATAATACTTTTAGGTTGTTTATGCACTTACTTTTAAAAGCTAATCACAAAGAACGTAGTTATAGAGGTGTTAAAATTGAAGTTGGTTGCGTAATGACTGGTAGAGAATTGCTATCTAAAGAAACTGGCTTATCAGTTCAGCAAATTAGAACGTGTTTAGAACGTCTAAAATCAACCAACGAAATAACCATCAAATCTGATAAGCAAGGTACTATAATTCAAGTGGTTAAGTATAAAGATTATCAAGTAACAACCAACGAATCAACCACGAATCAACCAACAAGTAACCAACAAGTAACCACTAACAAGAATGTAAAGAATGAAAAGAATGAAAATAATACATTTACACCGCCTTCGGCCTTTGATGTTTTAGACTATTGTAAAGAAAGAAAAAATTATGTTGATGCTGAAACATTTATTGCATTTTATCAATCAAAAGGTTGGATGGTTGGTAGAAACAAAATGAAAGACTGGAAGGCTTGTGTACGTACTTGGGAGAAAAGCAGTCTTGGACAAATTAAACAACAAGAACCAATTGAAGATAAATATATGAATCACGTACTTAAACAAATAAACTTAAACAAATGATTTTAGAAAAAGGAGAAATTGCAGTAGTCAATTTAAAAGTTAGATGTAGTAAAAACAAAATTCATATAATTAAAGATGTTATTTTTAGTCATCCATACGATCAATTAAAAACTAAATTAATATATGAAGATATTGAAGATAGAAAATCAATTAAAAAAATCAATAAAAAAGAAGATTTAATTATAATTGATATTGATATTATTCAAAAAGTAGGAATGAAACATAAAAGATAAAATTATGAAAACAATAAAATTAGAGTCTAAAATAATAAATGACAAATTTACTGAATATGTATTTGAATCATTTGATATACAAAATAAAGAAAATACAATTGTAGAAATACCAATGAATTTTGGAGAATGTAAAAGATTTGATTGGAATATTGGTGTAATTTATGGTGGTTCAGGAACTGGTAAAACTACTTTGTTAAAAGAATTTGGACAATTAACAGCAATTAATTTTGATAAAGATAAAGCATTGATTTCAAATTTTGATTGGTTAGAACCAGATGAAGCTACAATGTTATTAAGTTCAATTGGTTTGTCTTCTGTACCAACTTGGTTAAGACCGTTTCATACTTTGTCAAATGGTGAACAATATAGAGCAGAATTAGCTTATAAAATTGGTAAAGCAAAAGAAAATGAAGTTGTATTAATTGATGAATATACAAGTGTTGTAGATAGAGATGTTGCAAAATCAATGTCGTATGCACTTCAAAAATATATTAAGAAATTTAATAAAAAAATAGTTGTTGCATCTTGTCATTTTGATATCATGGAATGGTTAATGCCAGATTGGACATATTCACCACTTAAAGGGCGTGTTGAAAGACACGAATACGCCAGGCGTGAAAGACCTAAAATTGAACTTTCGATATTTAGATGTAGATATGAAACTTGGAAAGTATTCAAACAACATCACTACTTAACACAAGAATTAAACAAGGCAGCAAAATGTTTTTGTTTTACATTAAATGATAAACCAGTTGGATTTATAGCTATTTTGCCTTTACCAAGTGGGACAATAAACAATGCTTTTAGAGTTAGTAGATTAGTTATTTTGCCAGATTATCAAGGTTTATCTATTGGAATAAAAATATTAAATTATTTTGGCTCTTTATATAAATCAATTAATAAAACATTGTATATAAAAACTTCAAATCCTTCTTTATTTCAAGGAATGAAAAATAACAATAAAAATTGGAAATTAGTAACTGAAAATAATAATATAGCACAAATAAAAAAAACAAATGAAAAATTAATTGAGCAAGGAAAAGATAATGGATTAAAGTTAAGAAAAGAAAGTATAACTAAAAGTTATAAATTTATAGGAGAAAAAAGTACAGAAGATTTAGATATTTTAAATTTCAATGCAGACGCTTGGAAAGAAGTTGCACAAAATCAAATAAGTTTATTCTAATGAGAGAAAATCATCCACAAATAGAAAACAAGTTTATAAATAAAAACTATTATGGTTCAGATTTAAACAAATTTGTAGCTACATATTGTAAAAAAGAAATGGTTGTTAATAATATTGATTTAATAATTAATGATTATAAAAAAAATGACATTAAAATTGTAGAATCAAAACATTCAAAAGAAAAATTATCTATTGGTCAAGAAATTTTATTGAAAAAATTATCTAAAATTGGAATTAAAACTTTTGTAGTTTATGGAGATGAACCATACAACGATGTTAAAATACATTCTTTTCAAACAGGAAAAACAAAACAAATAAATAGAGAACAATTAATAAAATTTTTAAATAATGAATTATGATTTTAGAAAACGGACATAGCACTCAATACTTAAATGACTATTTAGATGGTAAGATTCCAACTGGTTTAAAATTAGGTTGCGACTTAGACGATTTTTTTGTACATAAACAAGGACAATTAAATGTTTTGTTAGGACACGACAACGTAGGTAAAACATATTTTTTAGAATGGTATTTTTTAGCACTTGCAACAAATCACAATTTAAAGTTTTGTTTGTTTATGGATGAGAACTATCAAGGCAAAGTAATGCGTGACTTAATTCAGATGTATGCTGGTAAAAAGTTTATGGATTTAACATACAACGAAGTTAGAAGATACGAAACAATTTTAGAAAATTCGTTTAAGTTTGTAGATAATACTAAACGATATACTCCAGACGAATTATTAAACATATTCGACAAAGCAGAATGCGATGTACATTTAATTGACCCGTTCAATGGTTTAAAAACTCCGATGTCTTATAGTTCAAACTACGATGTATTAAACGATTTAAAGCACTTTACAAAGAATGGTAAAACAATCTATATAAACGCTCATCCAAGTTCAGCAAGTGGTAGACGCTCGGCAGTTTATCCTGAAAAACACGGATGGTCTGGTCACGTTATGCCACCATTAAAGTCAGACATTGAAGGCGGTAAAGCATTCGCAAATAAAGCAGATGATTTTTTAGTAGTGCATAGATTAACACAACATCCAGATTTATGGAACTACACAATGGTTGAAGTAGTAAAGATTAAAGACACAGATACTGGTGGTAAGCCAACGCTATTAAACGAGCCAATGATGATGGACTACAATTTTGGCTTAGGTTTCAAAGTTAGAGGTAAAGATGTGATAAAAAGATTAACTTTGCCAAGTACAAAAGCAATAGTACCAAATAATTCATTTGATAATTTACCATTTTGAAACAGATAGCAATAATAGAAGCATCAATAACTTTTGAATCGTTAACGCAGTCTTTACAGATTTCAATAGACGACATCAAAAAAAAGAATGCACATCGTACAGATTTAATTGAGTCAATGCAAAAGCACTTTGATTTTCTGCAAGACGCACGAACTACTTTTAACATTTTAGTAGATGAAAACAAACAATATCAAACATTGTTATTTGCAGAA